TCACCATTAACAATCATTAACAAAGCTACAACTACTTCAACCATGACTGCCATTACCGTTTTGTCTTACTTTATCTTTTAAATGTTCAATATCTTGTAATGCTTTTTCAAGTTGTGATTTAAGAAATTCTATATTAACTTTATTAGTCATATTCATCTCTTGAGTAGACTGTAATTTCTCTACTGTTTTATAAAGGTCTTCTAATAAAAAATGTTGCTCTTGGTCAGTAGGTACTTGTTCAGATTTTTTAAGCAAATCATTTTCAAATAATTCTCTAGAAGTTTCTAATGATGTTAACCTACCTGTAAGTTCAGTATAAGCAATTACACCTGCTACTACACCAAAAATTATCATAGCCATATTACGTATTGGCATACTTACAGATGTATTTTCACTAATTTTCATTTGGCAATTTTTCCTCTGTTAATACCCTTTTTAATAACGTATTCTCTAGTCCCGTTTCCGTTAATTGAAACTTCCTTTTTAAGATTTTTAAATAAGTTCATTTCTTTATCTTTATGTTCTTTATTTTTTGTGAACTCTGTTAATTTTTTTATGTCTCTCATGTTTTTTATTTTTGCAATTAGGAAAATCAAAAGTCCACAAGTCTTCTGCTGTTTTATTAAGATTTTCAAATAGTCTGTCAATACTTCCAAAAAACCAATAGAAGAATCTATCTATCATTTTTTCTTTAGTTTATTCATTGTAGTTACACCAAATGATGCACCTACTATTGTTAATATTATGTACCAAAACATTGGGTCAGCTAATTGTAAAATTTCCCACCCTCTCAACATAGTTTCTTGTGTGTATGGAATAAAATGACAAGCCATTAATAGTGTAAAGAAAACTACTAACCATTCGTCTTTCCAGGAATGTTCTTGTTGTTTAATTTGTTCTATTGAAATTTGAGAAGCTGCGTCCAACTCTTTTTCTCTAATAATTTTATCTTTTTGTAATTTGTGAGAAATTGCTCCAAATGTTTTTTCAGCGATAATTTTTGTTAAAGGATTTTTTAAAAGAGCAAACCACATTTACATTATCCACATAAATAGCGACCAAATTATAAATAAAGCTATAATTCTTTTATCTGTATTTTTAATTGATGTTTTAATTCTGTTTATCCACATACCTGGTGTGTTTCCGTATATTATCATACTTTCTCCTGTGTTAATTCTGTGCATTCAAATTTGACTGCAAGTTTTTGTTTGTTAACTAAATCTGTTCCTATATTCTCTACTGCTTGTGATGCTTTAAGGTATCCTTGTTGGATACAATCGTAATGTGTGTCAAACTCTAAAGGCACTACTTTAGGATTGTAACATTGAGGTTGTCCTGCAAATGAACACAAATGCAGTATTAACACGTATTTAAAAACCATTATCTAAAGTTGAAATAACCTATCAGTCCAACTATTAATGTTCCTATAGTCAATATAACTCTAAGTCCCCCTTTGCCCATAGCAACATCTGTTCTTAAAGATTTAATTTCTTTTCTCATTTCTTCTATAGATTTGAGAATGTTATTCATTCGTTCAGCACAAAGTTTCTCATGGCTTGAAAGCCTAACTCCAGTTGTTTGCTCTGTATACATCTGTACTGGATTAGCTTTTTTTCTAGCCATTATGAAATAAGTATTTCTGTTGGTGCCCAAGCAAGTCTTTCTTCAGTAGGTACACCACTTTCTTGAGATGTAGACCACTTAAATTCTCTATTTCCTGCAGAAGAACCTAAATCAATATAACTATTTGCATTATCTACACCTGCAATTCTAGTGACACCTGTTTTAAAGTTTGTTGTTTTTTGTCCAAAATAAATTGGATAAAATTCTGATAGTCTTTCGCCACTAAATCCTAATTCATCATAAGCTAATTGAAATTGGTCTGTAATTCCTATTCTGTGCCAAGATATGTTTGTTAAGCTACCTACTCCATAACCTCTACTATTAAAATCTACATCTCCAGTATGATAACTTCCATATATGTTATTATCTGGGTGTCCAGAACCAAGTGATGAACCATTTGGTGCCCAACCTACTGTACCTGTAATATATCTAAATGAGAAAGTTCCCATAGCCCATTTAATCCAACCTTCTGTGTTTTGTGATGAAGCATAAGACCTGTAATATCTTCTTCCATTTAAAGTACCCCAACCTTGTACTGTTGTTGCATCTGTTGTAGGTGTAAGTAATTCAAAGAAAGTTGCAGGTGTAAGTTTAACCCAATTCTTGCTTCCTATTCCATTTATAACACAAGCAACTTGTCTTGTAGCACCACCAATATTTTGAACATAATAATTTCCACTTGTTAAACCTAATGTGTCTAATTCATCTGGGTGTTCAACAGCTAAAGCACTTGTAGAACCATCTGGAGTTGGTTGAATAGTAATTGCAAAACTTCTGTCTACTGTAGCACTTTCATTGTCAGTTGCTCTAATATCAAAGTTAATTGTTGTGTCACTTGATACATCAGTTGGGTCGCCAGTAATTGCACCAGAAGATGTATTAAGTGATAATCCTGCACCACCTAAAACATTTGAAGTCGTTTCTGAATAGGTAATAGCACCCCCATCTGGGTCAGTAGCTACTACACTTAAATTGGCACTCACTTTATCTCCAGTATTTCCAAGTGAACCACTTGCTGTAGTCCAAACTGGTGAAGCTGATAACTGCAAACCATCATTAAGTGTTGTTGTTAGTCCAGTTGGATTATTTACTTTAATATCAAATGGTTGTTGTGCTTCATTTGTAGAAGATGGTACTTGTGCAACAAGAGTTGTACTGTTTGTAAATGTTACACTCGTAGAATTAACTGATACTCCTGCACTATCTATAAAAGCTACTGTTGCACCAGATTGAAAATTAACTCCAGTTATAGTTATATTTTGTGGTAAAGGATTAGTGTCAATATCAATGTTTGTTGGTGATATAGAAGTTATTGATGGTGTTCCCTCAATTTTTACAAAATTATTACCATCATAATATTCTGCTAATCCAGTTGTAGAATTAAATCTAATTTGACCAGTAGTAGAACCTCTTTGTGCTGTAGTACCACTAGCAAGTTTAGTACCTTCAGTACCACCATCACTTATATTATTTGGTAGTCTAGCGTTAGGTAGAGTTCCAGAAGTTAAAGCACTTGCATTATCACTTGCAGGTACATTATCTAAACTAGCTGATTTTACATCTCCATTTGCGTCTAGTAAGTCTGCAATGTTTCTTGCTTTAGTCATTAATTTAATTTCCTATAATTTGTTGTTGTGTGAATTTTGTAGGCTAGATATTTCTACCTAGCCAATATATTTTATTATTCTGGTGTGTAACCAGTAAGTGCTGTTGCTTCTGCTTGTGTTAAACCTAAACCTAATAGTTTAGTGTTACCACTTGAAGCATGGTTTGGTAAATTAGAAATTTCAGTTTGAATTTCAGACCAAGTTGGTGCTGTGCCAGAAAACATTACATTTTTTCTTGCATTGTAATCAGCTTCATCACTTGGTGGATTACCTTGATAACCTTGGAAGTTTTCTTTTGCTTGTACTATTTTATCAAATTTTGCCATTTTATTTTTATCCTATGTTGTTATTTCAAATATTGTAAATTGTGATGCAGTTTGTTGTAATCTACCTTCATCACTACTATTTGGATTTATTACTCCTATACCATCACTAGAATTACTGGTGTTATTTTTACCAATATAAACTGTATGAGTTGATGCGTTTAATCCAGTAAATTTCATATTGTAAGCAATACCTCCAGGATGATTAGATACTTCGGTAGGCATTCTCATAATACCTTTGTGAACATCTGCGTTATCTCCTGGGTCAGAAGTTGTATCAATTTGTAGCCAACAACCTGCAGCATCTGATGCAGCTCCCATTTCTGGAACTACTCCAGAAATATAAATATCTGAACTAGCATTTACTTTAGTAAAAGTACCAACTGTAAGCCAAGTTTGATTATTTCCACTAACAGCAGATGTTCTTGTATTATTAGACATAAAATGAACTGCTAAAACTTTTCCACCTACATCTGTTCCCCACTCTGGAGCAGTTGCACCAGAATTAATTTTAAGAACTTGACCTGCTGTACCTTTAGCTAATCTTTGTAATCCACTTCCATCTCTGTAAAGTATATCACCTTGTGTTGTAATTGTTGTTCCAACGTCAGTTCCATCTGTACCATTAGTTCCTGCTGAACTCATTTGTTCCCAGTAAGTACCATTTGATGTTGCGTTGCCTGTTGATGCTAGAATACAAACATAACTAGAACCACCAGATGAAACTACGTCATCTACTGTGTAAGCTGTGCCACCTGCGTATGCACCTCTCCAGTTAAATTTGATAGCACCTAAGTTAATTGTTGCCATATTTGTTATACCTATATTGTTGATATTAAATCGCCATTTGCATCAATGCTAAAGACAAAGCCTGAAGCACTAAATAATACATCATCAAATGTGGCGAAGGTTGCACTTGAGATGTTGTCTACACCTTGATTAGTTGTTGTTATAATCAACTCACCAGATGAATTTTTGTTAAAACCATAAACTTCTGCTGAAGAAGTATTGGCAAATTCTAAAGCTGTTCCACCAGAATTTACTACTAATGCTTTTCCTGCTGTACCTAATGCAGGTACATCATTAGCATCTGTAATACTAAAGTTTGCTAGTGTGAAAGTTCCGTATGCTATTAATTCTAAAGTGTCATTCAATGTAGCTCCCGTTGCTAGGACTACTGAACTTCCTGAAGTTGCAGTTACATCTGTACCTACAACAATCTTAATTCCATTTAAGAAAATATCTACATATCCTGCGTCATACGCAAGTGTATTTCCATTAGCATCTGCACCAGTAAAAGTTGTTTGACCTGCTGTTGCTGTGTAAGAAAATCTATTTGCTGTTCCATTAACTGAAGAACCAGAATTTATCCAACCACCAGATGAGTAGACTTTCATGCTAGAAGAACTTGTATCAAAGTATAAATCTCCAATATCTAAAGCTGAACCATCAGGGTCTAAAGTTGGTGCTGAACTTGATGCACCTAAATATGTGTTAGCGAAACTATTTACTGAGGCTAGGTTTGTAGCTACTGTATTAATAGAAGCTACTGTGCCTGAAGCACCTAAAGCTGTAATCTCTGTATCTAATCCTGCAACAGTATTAATATTAGCTGAATTATTATTTACACCAGTAACATCTGCTGAAATTGTATTTACTCCACTAATATCTGTTCTGATATTATTTAGGTTTGTAATTTCTGTTCCTAATGCACCTAATGTAGAAATTTCTGATGTAACAGCACCTACTGCTGAAATATTATTAGTAGGTGAAATTTGTCCTGCAACTAAATTTACATTGGTAGCATTGGTATCAACATTAGTAACATTAGTTCTAATATTATAGACACCTTGAATTTCTGTATTTATACCTGCAAGTGTGCTTAATCCATTTGTAGTAACTGTGCCATCTTCTAGGTCAGCTAAAGTTTGAATATCTGTTTCGTTGTTAGCAACTGTAGTAACATCTGCATTAATAGTTCCAACAGTATTTACATTAACTATATTATTAGCAACTACCTCTATTTCTGAAGTTGCTTCGTTTAAATCGTCTGCAACTGTTTCAACTTCACTAACTGCTTCAGCTAAATCATTAGCTACAGCAATTACTTTTGTAATATCTGCGGCAACTGTATTTACTGAACCTATGTTAGTAGCAACTAAACCTATATCTGTAGCATCATTTGCAACTGAAGTTACATCTGCTGAAATACCTGCAACCGTTGTAACGTCTGCACTTATGCCTGATACTGTTGTGATGTTTGGTAAGTTTGTGGATATGAATTGTTTGTTTACTGCATCTGTGTTGTCTACTGGGTCTGCAACATTTTTTAATCTTTTACTTTGAGTGTCCCATTGAAAATCTGTATTTGATAATTTGATAACATCACCTGCGTCATCAATAGCTTCTTGTGACATAAAGAATGCTTGTTCACTATCTGTATCTAAATCATTTTCAGTAAGAACTGAACCTGCTGCGTAATCTGTTAATCTTGAAGTTTGGGAAGTCTTTCTACGAATTTCGATTGAACTCGCATTGACGGGTGCCGTGTCAAAAGTTAATGTGCTTCCTGCACCGTTTAAGGTATATGACGTTGTAGCGACACCATTGATAGTGACACTCAAATCTGCAGCATCTCTATATGAATATGATATAGAATAAGCAGTTGTAGCACCATTACCTGTATATCTTACAAATGAATTAGCCATTAATCTCCTTTTTTTAGCTTCTAATATGGGGTCTTATTATTGTCGGTTTTCAGGCAGTTCACCCGCTATTGCTCTTAAAAATTGCTGTAAACCTATTAAATTATAAAATGGCAATATTCCAATAGCTTTGTTTCCGTCTGATTGAGAAAATGTTCTCTCAGGATTGAAAGTACTTTGGGATACTGCTTTTATTGTTGGTATTAATTTTTGAAATATTAATGAATAAGTGGGGTTACCAGTAATAATATTAGTGTCTAAACCACTTGTTCTGTATCCAAATATAGGATTGTCTGTATACATTGAACCTAATAAATTGGCACCTACAGGAAGCAATGAAGCAAAAGCAGCTCTTTGAAATCCTGCTTTAGCGATTGTTTCTGGATTTAATCTTCTTTCATAAAATTCTTTTTGGTTTGGGTGAGCTAAACCTGCTAGTGAAACTTGTGCTGAAAACATTAAACTACCCCAAAGCATTGAGTTCATAAACTGGTCAAACACAATAGCGTCTCTCATTTTTAATCCATATAGGAATTGTTTAGCCCAGGAAGTGAACATGAAGCTTCTAAACTGATAAGCGATTTGTCCTAAGTGACCGTCTGCATTCATTCCAAATTCTTTTAAATATCCAAAATATGCTTTCTCACCTATATCTGCTTGTTGGACTGTTCTATGTGCTAATCTTCTCATAGCCATAATGTAGACTGCTCTAGTTTCATTAGACCATCTATCAAAATTAGTTTTTGAAATTCTTGTACCAAGCTCACCTTTAACCCATGATGTATGACTTTTAAATTCGTTAGAAATCTTTTCTAACATTGTAGGACTAATACCTAAATCATCCATCCTTGCTCTCATCTGGTCATCAGACATTCTATTTTTACCAAATCTAAGTTTAGCAAAAGGATGGCTTCCCTTACCTACAGCCCATTTACCAAATATATGAGTCATTTCAGATACAGTAACAATTTGCATTGCGGATGTACTTGCAAATTGTCCAGAGTAAGTATTTGTAAACCTGTTTAATTGGTCTAATCTATTTTCAGCAGTTGTTACTAAATCATCCGACATGTTGCTTCCAAAATCATCTAATCTATTTGTAACTTGCTGAATAATTGAGTGGTTACCAATACCACCAAGAGTGTAATCTATCTCTCTAATAAAATCATCTACACGTTCACCATTTTCTAAACGTTTCATCATACGTCTAACTTCAGGTACATTGTTTAATGTTGCTCTCCAACCAATTAAACCTGTAAGGTTTCCCATCTCAGACATGTTAGCAAAGCCTACTTGGTTCATCACTCTTGAATAATTTAATTTACGAATAAATCTACCTGCTGTAGGGCCTAAACCGCTTGGGTTTGGTGCAAGAGGCTGACCTTTGATATAACTATAAGCCATATCCATAGCGTCTAATTCATTATCCATTTGCCATTTTTTAAGTTTACCAGAATTAATAGTTGCAGCAGAATAATCGTCTACAATTTCTTGTCTCAATCTTGCAAAATCGCCTCTAGATTTTATACCTTTATAAGCAAGAGCCATATCCCCCATTGCACTGTTGGTATAATTCATAAATAAAGCTTCAGCATTGTTTTCTAATAAATCAGAAAAGTTTGTTCTACCGTCAGTATGTCCTTCATTAAATTTAATTCTTCTTTGTAAATAAGATGAGCTAGCACCTGTTGTTCCAGGAGGAACTTTAAACATTTTATTAATTAAATTGTCTATTTCTTCAGGTTTCATATCAGTATGGTCTTGCATTGTACGTCTAAAAGTTTCACGTTTTTGCATACTAGTCATGATAAAATCTAAATTAACACCACCTCTTTGAAAATTTGAACGTTGAACAATAGTTACTAGATTTTCTGCTATTGTCATTTTTTGAGCTGCTGTTAATGGTTTTTGTTTAGAGCCTTTAACCATTGTATCGTCCATAGCGTTTACTAAAAACGTTTTAAGATATTGAGGGCCTTTACTCGGGTCTGATAATATTTTTTGATATTTTTGTGGATTATGAACTCTTGTTAAATAATTAAAATTATCTACAATATTTTCAGCACCTTCTACGCCTGTAATTTTAAGCATTTGAAGCTGCTCATTTAATAAATTACTTTGAACTTTTGCCATTTTAGCAATTAATTCTTGACTTTCTTTACCTACATATCCTAATTCATTTAAAGCAATAGTTTCTCCACGTATTGCTCTACCTACTAAATCATTAAATTCTTTTCTTACTTTATTATTGTTTGCACTAGTCCATCCGTATCTGTTTAATTTCTTTTGTTCTATTAGCCATTTTTTTAAAAAATTTGTATGAGGAACATGATATAAAACCATCATTCTATCTACATTCATGTCTTTAACTTCCGAAGCAGTTACAGGTCTTGTGTAATTAGTTACACCTTTTTTTGGAGTAGAATCTCTAACTAAAATACTTCCCATTTTTCTCATTTTGTTACTCATGGTTGAAGCCATTGCTGCAAAGAAATCAAATCTTACTGCTCTTGCCCAAGTTTCTGGTGTCATATCAGAGTCACGTAGAATATTAAATTCTGCCATTCTACCTCTAACATATTCGTTAGCGGTTGCTTTATCTTCAAATACATTTTCAGGTATTGCGTCTTTCCAACTACATATTTTTCTTGCCATTATAAACATTTCCTTATTTCTACAGTTCCATCTTTATTAACTTGCATAATTAATTCGTCTGGTTTTCCTGTTTGGTTTTCAATCATTTTAATTTCAAATCTTCCATCTGGTCTTTTTGTTGTGTGTAACGCTAAATCATACTTAGGGTCATACCAATCAAACGTTTTTTCACCATTTGGTTTCAATGGATTTGGGTTATTAGGCCCAGGTACAAGGTCTGTGCTTCTGCTTTGATTATTTTTAATATTTAGTTCATCTACAATTTCTCTACTTAGAACCATGTTATCGTTTTGGGTTGAAGACACTTTTGATTTGTTATCTATTTTAATAACATAATTGTCATTCATGTTTCCTGATTTACTAGAAGTTTTATTAAACCCAAGTATAGTTCCTGTCCCACCTTTATTATCAATACGTATTGTATCCCCTTTATTAAATATTTTAGGAAGTGTGTTTTTTCCACCACCACCAGTAGGAGTAAATCCTCCATCATCTCTAATAAGTTTAGTGTCAGCCTCATCTGCTGCATCTTTAAAAGTTTTAGTAAACTTGTTTGATTTAATTTTAGGAGTTCTTATTCCAAATAAACTTCCAAGAAATGCACCTGCTAAAACACCGTGCATAACATCATCTATATCATAGTCAGGTCTTTGTGTTGCTAAATAGCTTTCAATACCTCCAATAGAAACTGCACCTGCAAATCCTTTTCTTAACATTCTGTAGGCTCTTACAGATTTTTGTATAGCTATAACTGGAGCTAATATTCCATCTGTTGCCATAATTGCTGCCCAAGCAGCAGGGTCAGTAAAAGCAGCCATTAATCTTAACATGGTTCCTTTTGCTCTTCCTTGTGAATATATTTTATCTTCAAGTTCTAAATGTGATAAAAGTTGTTGTCTAATTTGTTGAGCATGTGCATCACTGTGAGCGTGTGCAAACTCATCTCTAAAATCATCAGGTAAATCTAAAGCTAACGCATCTAGTTTTTCTTGAGTTAATTGAAAACTTGAATCTGGTGCTAGTTTTTCAGCATTAAATTGTTTGTAAAGATTAGCTTCTATCCATTCAGATTCATACGCACCTGATGTAGCAGCACCTAAAGTAAATTTCTTTTTTAAATCTTGTTGTCTTTTAAACTGTACGTCATTGATTGCATCTAAATCTTCTTGGTCATAAGGTTGTTTAAAATCTAAATTCCATAACTGTGGTTCTTCAATATTATTTATAAAATCATTAGCTGATTGCATGTCGTAGTTTTCTTGCGCTTTATCAGCTTCATCATTTATTTGATTACGTCTTCTATCCATTAGTCCTTGCACTAAAGGTAATTGTAATTCTGGAACTTGAAAATTAGTTTGTAGTTCACCTAGGGTTTGACTTGCAAATTCACCAAAAGTATTATTTTCAATGTTGTCTGGGATTTTTTGTACTACGTCTGATGTATTTTGAATAACATTGTCAACCACACTCTGAGCTTCCAGGCTTATTAAAGGTTCAGTTTTTTTTAGCGACTCGCTGTGCATGCCTGACATAGTGTTGACTATAAAAGGGCCACCATTATTATAATTATAAGTAACAGCAGTTTGTTTTCCTTCTTCTATAGAATTTCCTGTTGTAAAATTAGTTATCTGATTAAATCCTAAAACTTCAGCAGCCTCATTGTATTTACTAACTCTTCTGTTAATTAAACCAGTCATGACACCATTTGTGCCTGTTTTAGGGTCGTTGGCAGAGATAATATCTAAAGTATTTTTTAATGCATTTTCATAGTTTCCACTAATTAAATCTCCTTTAAATCCATCAAATAATTTTCCAGAATTATAATATTGGTCTGAAGCAACAATTTTCATTTGGTCTGGTAAATTATTCCAGGTCTCTTCACCCATGTCTTTTTTCATTTCACCAATGTTATAAATAACAATTTGTCTTGCTAAATCTCTATCTGACATTTCATCAGCATTAAGATTACTAAAAATTAAAGCTTTTTTTAAACCTTCTGCTATAGTTGTAATTCCATAACCTCTAGTACTTCCCCCACCTTCTAAAGCAACGGCTCTTCCTTCTGTACCTTCATCTTTAGCTATACCTTCTAAAATTTTATTTATTAATTCTTCGTTCATTTTTTATTTACCTTTGTCTGTTCAATTAATAAAAGATTTTTTTGGTTAACTGCATTTTCATTTAATATTTTAAAATCTTTATCTTTTTTCATTAGCTCATCAATAGAACCATCTGTAAAATCTCCTGTTGAAATAATTACAAAATCTCCGTTAGGTGTTAAAACTGGTAATTGAGAACCTTTATCTGTTAATACTAACAAGCCACTTTTAAAAGGACGTACTACCAAGTCTTCTGCGTAGTATTTTAAATCACCTTTTCTATCTGCAACCAAAGGAATATCACCTTCATTAAACCAACCTTCTAATTTTCCATCTTCTTTGTATTTTTGCATCCAAACATTTTCAAATTTCTTTGCAATTAATTGACTTTTCTCTGTTAAAATTTTTGAGTCAGTCAAAGGAAAAGATGAGTTATTTACAAGAACACCATCTACTAAAGTGTGTCTCGACACTACTTCGTTAATTCCAAATTTAATAGCGTCTTCTTTTTTCATACCTGCTGACATCATTGTAGATGCTGTCATGGTTGCTCTCTGTTGTACTAAAGACATGTCAACATCATCCCAATCAAACCCAGGATTATCTCTTGTTATTGCTTTAGCCCAGTCAGGCATATCTTCTTTATTTGTAAATATCATGCCCTCAAACCATGGAATACCTTCATCAAACCATTTATCAAACTTACCTTTAACATCATCATAGATGTCTGACTTAGTAACTTTAAGGTCTGCGTATGCAAGAGTAGGATTGTTGATAGCTTCATAAGCTTTCATGATTGCTCTTTCTTCACCCATGTTCGTATTTCGAGTAAGATTGTTTACAATTTCATAAAAAGAAGAGGCGTCTGTTGAAGCATATTTTGTAGGAACATTCTCTCCGTAGATAGTTCTTAACTGTTGGTATCTTTTAAAACCTCTTTGAAAAATATCAATTCCATCGGGGTCAAGCGTGTCATTATTTCCTACTGATTTAATAACATTAATAGAATCATAACCCATTGTAATTTCATTTTTCCAAGTAGGGTGTTGAATACCATTAGCGTCTAGCATTTTTTGTGTTATTTGAAATTTTGTAAATTCAGCTAAATCTTTTGGAACGTCCCCATTAGCAACCATTTTATTTATATGAGGTTCTACTAAAGTTTTTTCCCAAGTAACAATAGCATTGCTCATATCCTCTGTGCTTAATCCAATTTTAATATTACCGCTTGAATCTGTATAAGTTGTTTCATCTTTTTTATAAGCATGTCCTTTAGAAATTAAATCAACAGCAATAGCTAATTTACTAGAAGTAGCTACTTTGCCTTTAATAGATTTAATAATATCTGTTGCTTGTTCCTGTGTTTGGGGAGTTCTCAGATAAGAAGGAAGTTTACCATCTGTACCTCTGTTCATTGTAAGATATGTTACAATATCAGTAAACTCTTGAGGGTCATTTATTAGACCTGTTGATTGTAAATCTACTCTTTGTTCAAAATAATTTAAAACTTGTTTGTTCCATTCATCTTTATTAATAAATTTTTCACCAACAACTTTATCTTTTCTTAATTGTTCTAAATCTTTAGTTCTAGTAGAAGAATGATAAACAGACTCACCCTGAGTTTCCATTGAATCAGTTTGGTTGTTTTTTGTTTTTTTAAGATTACTGTTGTCTACCCAGGCTCCACCTTGTTCCCAAGCTTTTGCTATAATTTGAAAAGATGCTGCGTTGGTAGCTCTATTTAATTGTAAACCTTTTGCTACAGATACTTTTGAGTCTAACTCTAATCTCATTTTATTTAAAGACTCTGTGTATGAACGGTTATAAGATTTTGATTGATTGTCTAAATTTCTTAAAGGACTTCCTTCAGCTGTTTGAAGTAGTTTATCAACATTAAGATTAGCCATGGAATCACTATTTTCATCACCACCAGTTATATCTGCTACTTGTAAATTTATATTATTAAAATCTTCAATAGCGTGTGATAAACCAAAATTAGAATCAACAATAGCTCTTGTGTAGTAACCTTTTAGATTGGCAACTCTAGGGTCACCTTTATCAATAAGTTTTTTAATTTCTTCTGGGTCTGAGATGCCTTGAGTTTTTAATGTATCAAAAACTAGTTGAGCGTCATTCTGTTGTTCATCTTTATAATTAGCTGTAAATTTATCAAATGATTTATTAAAACCTTTTAAAGATTCTGCTATTTGAGACAGTTCATTAGTTGGTGATGTTCTTTTGCTACCTACTGATGTTCTTTGATAACCAACTGATTTAACCTGTGATTTATATGCCATTATGGTGCTACTACCTTTCCACTATCTTTTTTGAAATATTTTCTATTTGAATTGCTTCCATAGTCTGCACCTGCACTTGCAATATCAATAGCTAACGCCATTTGACTTGGGTGCTGTGGTATAGGAAGATTGTTAATTGTATTTGCGTAAGCTGAATATGCTTCATTTTCTTGCCTGTTAAACGCTAACATGTCTTGATTAAATGCTCTGTCTACACTCGCAAACTCTGCGTCACTGTCTGTGCCAACATCTTTATAAATAGCAGTAGCGTTGCCTACATTTAAATTAAGTTGTTTAGACATCTTAGCAATATTTTCTCTTTTAATTGCAAATTTCTCTGCTGATTTTTCTCTTGCTGCTTCAATTTTATTATTATCTATTGCACCATAGTCATCAAATAAAGCAGAACTTGCGGCACCTTTAGCATGAAAATTTGAACGCGCAGTATCGTTTGCTGTTTGTTGTTTAGCATTGTGAGATTGAACAGCACTGAAAACTGTCAATGCCATTTTAGCTTCTGGTGAACACATATTATTTTATTTCCTTTATCATTAAGTTAAATGGTTTTTTTTCATAACCGTAGTTAACGGTTTCAATTAAGTTAAAGCCTAAAAACTTTAACCATTTGTTGCCAACGTTGTTTCGAACATCAACATAATTGTATAAATATTTATAATCCTGTCCCATTTCTGTTACCCATTTAGGACATTCTCTTAAAAACTGTATTGTATGGTTTATTAATTCTGGACTAGATAATAACCAAGCCACACCATAGTCTTTACTATGACTAGGCACCACTCCAAACATTCCAATGACACCTTCTTGTTCCGTCCCTATTATAGAATATGTCTTATGGTTTAATTGTTGAAACGGATAAGTTAAAGCTTGTAATGGTAATGCATTATGTGAAGCTTTAATCTCATCTAAATCTTCTTGTCTAACCTTTGGGGCCAACTCGTGAGCATCCTCAGATTTAGAAACTCTGACGTACTTCTCCATTAAGCTCTTTGTGAACGCCTGTGGTAAAAGCCTTCTAATTCTGCTGAAACAAAATGCACTGGTAAATGTGAGTCTGATTTAAGTGTGCATGTATAGTGTGTGTTTCTAGACTGAATAGGAATATTATAAGTACCACTTGTTATGTTAGGCTGTCCAATAATTGCACTTGCACTATTGATAACTGTTCCATTAAATTCATAAGTAACATTGTTTCTACCTTCTTGAGTTACGACTGCTTGGAAGAAACCACTATTTTGATAATCGACTGAAACTTGTCTAATCTGATAACGCCCTGATGTTACTGAAATTGTACCACTACCTCCATCTTCTCTTACATAAGGAGTAGAAAATTTATACTCAGATAAATATGTTGAACCAAATATTGCTGAAGTATGATTACCTTTAATTTTTTGTGTTGTTCCAGAACTTGAACTATCTATTGATAAATTTGAACCATTTGTTGCGTCAACTGCTTTTAATGTTTGGTTTAGCAAATACGGAAGTGTGAATGTTGTTAAATCTGTAGATGAGCTGTATGTTCCTGATAGTGTAGCTGTTCTAAAATCAACGTGAATGTTGTGAGATAAACCAGAGAAATCTGGGTTACGTAAATCTATTTTTAATAATTTTGTATTAGTGTTTTCATTAACTAAAACATACAAATAACTGTCATAAGCTTCTGCTGATAGAATCTGACAATTTGATAAACTCCATGTACTCCAGGCTGATTGAACTTTCTTATTAGAATCCCAGAAATATTTATAGATATTTAATGTACTTGCGTTTGTAGCGGTTACAGCACTGGCAGGCGTGTACGCAGTGTTATTAGTGCCATCTAAAGTATCGTGACACAGTACTACCATTGTATCTTCAATATTGTTTGATACAATTTTGTATGCGTTTCCAGGTATTAAAGAACTAACACCTATTGTTACATCAATTCCATCATTTGTTAATGTATCATCATCTGCAAAATATTCTGTTACTGCTGTTTTATCATTTCTATTCTGTGCAAAGTAAACATATTTACCTGCTGAAACTGGAGAAACTTTAGTTGCATGTGCAAATGTACTTGTTTTAGTTAACACTGCTGTAGTAGGTGTTACTGAGTCTCCTGAACTTTCTAATATATACTGTGCTTCTGCTGAAAATAATAAAAGTTGTTCATTGAAATCTATAGAATTATAAAGTTTATTTACTGTTGTTCCTGCTGCTGCAATATCAATAGGGTCAGTGTCTAAAACATCTGTACCTGTTGTTGCGTAGAAATTATAGTAAGAAGCATTTTCAGATAGAACAAGATTTTGGTCTGAAATTATACCTAATCTGTTTTGAAAAAATGTTAAGTTAGAAACTTTCTTACCTACAAAACTTGGAGCAGAGTTAGTAGTTTCATCACCACTTGCTCTGTTTGTATATGTTTGTTCTGTAAAACTAAAAGTGTTATTATTGTTATTAATTAATGCAAAAGGCATTGTGGCGTTATCTAAACCTAGTTTAACTCCTGGGCCAACACACTCACTCCATACTCCATTTGCTTTAAACTCTACATAGTAATCTGAAAGTGTATCCCCTTCTTCTCCAGTGATTTGAATAATCATTCCTGGTTTTGCGTCATAAGGTAATTTTGTAAAATCTTGTATAGAATCTTTAACTGCGTACATAGCTTGGTTACCAAAACCGTCTGTAGTTTGTACTGTGAATGTACCACTACTACATGTTCCGTAAATCGTGTTACCATATTGAGTATGCGTAAACGTTCCAGTAATTTCAGAATAATTTGCTAACCCTTGTGTTGTACTTAAAGTTGCACCAGTGTCAGTTCTTATAGTTTTAAATCCAATACCGTCTGCAGTGCCAGACCAATGTGATGAAGCTGTTCCATATAATAATATGTGTGCAATTTTTTCTGTATCTCTAAACCCACTATCAGTTGAAGCATCATTACCTGTTGGCATTTGAAATAGAACTTCTATCGGATATGACCAAGTCGAATGATTTAAAGTAACACTATATTGTCTTCCGTACTGGGAACTTACAACATAAGAAATATATTCTTGAACTTTAACTGCTGTAGTTGTTGAATTTTCAGTTATAGTTTTTGTTTTATTTGCGACAAATGTATAGTCTGCAATATTAGCAAATGCTAAATCGTTAATAGGAGTTGTCGTGGCTAAATAACTAGCACCACCAGTGCCTATAGTAACAGTTTTTTCAACACCCTCTAAATCAAAAACTTTAACAGTACCATTTGTAAACACCGCTACATATTGGTTGGCACTATCTCTATTAATCCAATGTACTGCTGCATTATTTGGAAACGCTGTTGAGGAAAGTAGATTAGCGACAAATTCTGTTGGAGGTCTTTTAGTTAATCCTTCAATAATATTAGATGAGAAATTAGTCTGTGTTTCTGCCTGTCCTACATTACGTTGAACAGCATTTTGTTGACTAATACCATTAATAAGATTGGGGATTGAGGTTGAGATTAGTCCCATAAATTAGTTTCTGCTTGACCTTCTAGGCCCTCTATTAGCAATGTAACTAGTAGCATAATCATCATTAATCATGTTAGCGTCCATTGCTCTGGAGTCTGCTTGTTCAAAAGCCATATGAGCTTCTTGTTCATCTAATTGTGCTAGTTTAATTAATTCTGTTGCGCCTACATATCTTGCTGCAAATCTTCTTGCAGCTTTAACTACAATGTATCTTCTTGCATACTCAGGTGTGTGTTCAAACTGTTGTACTAATACTTTGTCCACCATAGGGTCATAAGTAAAAACATCTGTTTTGTTTTTTAAATCGTATAAGTATTGGTTTCTAGTAGTGTATTGATAAACATATTGATAAGGAGCCGAAGCTTCTACTTGAACACAGTTGACTTCTAAAGGTACTTTATTAGCTGTATCTCTTGAAGCTGTTATATTTAATTCTCTATTAAAGAACCATCCTTGTGACTGTACACTCATAGAAGTTTCATCTAAAATATTTTTAGCGACTGCAACGTCTGTACCAATGTTTCCAGTTATACTTGATACTGGGCTTTCACCGATAAAACTTAGCATTGTGTTTATTG